CTAAGTAACTATCTTAAACTTAAGAAAGAAGTGGATGCAATGATTCAAGGAATGTACTTTAGAGCTAAGAAAGAGAAAAGACCATTTGCAGATGTTATAAACACTTATCTAAACTCTCAGAACTTTACTCCCGAAGAAATACAATCAATTAAAGCAATATGGCGTAAAAGATTACCAGCATTAGGTATTCAACAAACATTATAAAAACAAAAGGTTATGGGAAATCTATCAGATTTATTATTAGAAGAATCGGACTTCATTCCTAAGTATCAAATATATTGTGATATGGATGGAGTTCTAACAGACTTTGAAAAAAGGTTTGTAACACTACTACAACAAGAAGGTCCAAAGTACTATTCAAAAGCAACAATCGCTCAAGTAACAAGACCCAAACATTTTCAGAAACTAGAAGGAGATGAAGAGTTCTGGAAATTCATAGACCAATATATAGGACTAGAATTCTGGTCAGATATGGAATGGATGCCACAAGGACAATTACTGTGGGATTTTATACAACCATACGGACCAAAACTTCTTACATCACCATCACAAGATAACACTTCAAGATTAGGAAAAAGATTATGGGTAAGAAACTACCTATCACCTGCTCCTGAAGTATTATTTAGATTTGGAGATGCAAAGGCGGATTTCGCAAATGAAAACAGTATATTAATAGATGACAAACCTTCCAACCTAGAAGCATTTGCCAAAGCAGGAGGAATAGCATTAGAATGTAAAGATGGAGATTCAATCTCAGTTATAGAAAAATTAATACAAGATTACGGTTATGGCCAAAGAGAGCTTACTTAAAAAAGAATTTTAATCAAGAGATGTAAACAGAGCTAGAAATTTAGTTAAAAAAGACTTTAGTGCAAAAACAGTAGACGGAGTAGGATATGCAAAAGCACAAGTAGCATATAAGGAAGGAGACATTTGGGAAGAGAGTGGAAGAACTTGGACTATTAAAAATGGACTGAGACAGAACATCACAAAACTTGATGCAGCAAAAAAAGCTTTTCAAATACCTTTAAGATGCCCAAAGTGTGGTGGTCCTATGAAACATTGGCTAGCACAAAAGATGTATAAGATACATGGCTTTTGTTTTGATCCTTGTACAGTAGAATATGAAGCGGAGTTAAGAAAAGCAGGTCTTTATGATTCATATGAAAAGAATATGATGCAAGGAAGCATGAAAGCTTTTGCTAGAGATGTTGAACAGTATGTACTAGAAAGTTTAGAATCTATAGATACTTTTGTAACAGAACAAGGAGATGTAGAGGATTGGAATAATAATGATTCTAAATTTAAAGAACAAATCAACAATAATCTTCAGGAGTATTTGAAGCATCTAAGAAGTCATATTGATTCGTAATACAGTTTTTATTGCTATTTATTGATAAACAGTAAATAGTAATAAACCTATGGCAAAAGTAAAAGCAGCTCCTACATCTACTAAAGTAGAAACAGCGAAAGTATCAAGACCTGGAGTTCACGCAAAAACAAAGACATCATCTTTAAAGAGTTCTAAAAATTACAAAAAGCTTTATAAAGGACAAGGACGATAGTATGAAACTAACCCAAATATTACAGGAAGCAATAGCAGACTCCCAACAAGTGATTGAGCAATTTGCAGAAACTCGTGAAAAGGGTGCTGAAAAGATTGCTGACAATGCTAAGGAAAAAGGAGGACTAGCACTTTTGACCTGGCACCACTTTAAGGTGAAGTTACCATACTACAAAAAAGCAGCTGAAGGAAAACTTGATTTTGAAAAAGCAAATAAAGAATACAAAGAGCTTTTAGAAAAACTATATAAGTCCACTAAAGGTGATATGAATATTTCACAAATACAATTCCAAGAACTAGTAGGAAAAATAGAAGTATTAGGTGAATTACTAATTAAGAACAAGTAGTATGAATTTACTAAACATCATAACAGAAGCTGAAATAAAATGCCCTCCAGCAACCCAAAGCATTCCTCTTAATTTAAAGAATCGCCAAAGTGCTATTGAGAAAGAACACTATGGCCCACTAAATCCTAATGAGCCAAATGATAAATTCTGGAAACAGAAGGCAGATATGTGGCAATTGGATTCCGTACAAGAGGCTAAGAAATCACTATGTGGTAATTGTGCAGCTTTTGACCAAACATCTAAAACACTAGACTGTATTGCAAAAGGAATAGGTACTGATGATAATACAGAAGATCCATACGAAGTAATACAAGCAGGCGATTTAGGATACTGCAGATTTTTAAAATTCAAATGTGCTGCTAAAAGAACATGTGATGCATGGGTAGTGGGTGGTCCGTTAAAAGATAAATAATATATTAATATGAAAGCACTTTCAACAAATAATGTTTATAGACAAATCCTTGAAGAGCAATCAAAAGGACTTTGGGCAAATATAAATGCAAAACATAAAAGAGGAGAAGCACCTGCAAGAAAAGGAAGCAAAGCATATAAGACAGCTGTAAAATCAGCAAAGAAAATATTAGCTATGAAAGAGATAACTTCTTCTGAATTAGATTCAGTAGAAAGATATGCAGATGCAGAATTAAACCCTATCGATGTAGAATTTGGTAATCACTTTTTTGATAGATTAAATGATCCTAGAAATGGTAGAGAAATAACACCAGAGGAACTAATGTCGTTTTTTAACAGATTATCAAAAAAGAAAGAAGCGTTTATAAATTTTATTAAAAAATATCGTGAGTTTGTTGTTAAAGATAGAAACAGTAGTATTAACATACCTTTTGTTAGTCAAGTAAATCAAGCACTAGCAAAAACAATTATGAGAAAACCAGGCTTTATGACACCAGACCCAACAATCGCTTTGCAAGAAACAGCAGTAGCAACAACAGTAACATACAAGAATGCATCTACTCCAACTAAAGTATTGAGCTTAGATCCAAATGACAAAACTTCTATAGATAATTTGCATAAAGATCCTAATGTAAAAGATGTTACAGCCAATGGTAAAAAGTTAGAAGAAGAGACAAGAAAATACACCACACAGGAATCAGCAGCAGTTGGAAAAGCAGTTGCTAAATCTTTATTAAAAGTTCTTAGAGCAGAAGGAGATGAGGTTGTAGGTATGAAACTAACAGGATTAGGTGTAGATAAGTTTAACATAAATGTTCGATATGGAAACGATAGAGGATCCGACATCTTTAAATTTAACCTTAATCCAGAAGGAACAGCTATTATACTGGATTTAGGAAACGAGCCAATAGAGCTAGTGGACTTTATAATAACACAAGGAAATATCGTTTCTTTGCCAACTCCTGAACTAGAAGACAAATTGAGTGATGCAATGAAAAAGTATGTTGCAGAACCGACAAATGATGATTTAGGACAAATGGATCAACCACCATTAGGTGAAACTACAAAGCATGTAGGTAGCAAATATGTTAATTATCCACAACATGGAGGTGATAGATTAGGAACATTTAGTTCTAAGAAAGCTGCAGAAAAGCAATTGAAAGCAATTGAGATTAGTAAGCATAGCAAAAATGAAGCAGCTAAGCCAGATTATATAGATCTTGATAAAGACGGAAACAGAAAAGAATCAATGAAGAAAGCAGCTCAAGATGCAAAATTATCTGAAGCAATTACAGTAGATACTAAAGACGGAACTAAAATACAAAATATAAACAGCAAAGAAACCTATACTGTAACTCGAAAAGGAAGTAATAGTATATATGCTAGAAACTCTAAAGGTAAATTAGTAACTATAGATTCAAAAGCATTTGATGCATATAAAATCGTAGAATCAATCTCCAAAGAAGAACTAAGACAACTTATGCTAGAAGCATATGCTGAGGTTCTTCAAGAGGAAGAAGGAGCAGTTCTTAAAACTTCTACTCAAGAAATACTAGGAAAATTTCCTACTGTTAAGAAAACACTAGTATCACTATTCACTCAAGAGTTCCCAGAATTTGTAACAGATGTAAGATGGGTAGTTCCTAAACCTTCAACATTTGCAATTGATCTAAAAAATGGTCAATCATTTAATTTAAAATGGTTAGGAAAAGGATTCGAAGCACAAGTAGAGGGTAAAAAATACTATCTAAATGATCTTGCAGATTACCAACAAGCTTTGGATAAAATAAATGATATTATGAAGAACGGACCAATCACACAGGGTGAAGAACCAGGTGGAGAGGACTTCGGAGCAGCAGCAGGAGCAGAACCAGCAGCCGGAGGTGGTGGTGGAGAAGCACCAGCAGGAGGAGGAGCAGCACCTGAATTTGGAGCAGAAGAACCACCAACAATAGCAGGAGCAGAAGGTGGAGCAGAACCAGAAACACCAAAATCACTATAATGAGTGTAGTAGATAAAATAGTTAATGAATGGGCTTTTCGTTGCAAGAAAGGATACCCAGATATGAATAATCCTGATGATATGAAAATACTGAAAGAGATTTATTCTGAGTTTGGAATTGTTATGGAAGAGGATGGAGCACAAATAGACTATGATAAAGAAATCGTAAACCTACTAGCTGCAATTTCTGATCCAAAAGCAAAACAAGCAATACATAGTTATTTAGTAAAACTTAATAAACAAGAGGATGACTCTGATGAAGATGTAGATGATAAAATAGAAGATATACTATTAGGTAAAAAAATAACTAAGCAATATGCAGAGTACGTAACCCTACTAGCATCTAAATATGGAATTTCAAAAGACCTATTAGAGTATTTAACAAAACCTACAGTAACATTACAGGAGCTAGAAGAGCAAACAAACCTACAATCACTACTAGATCTATCAGAATTACCAACTAAATTTTTACAAAAATTAGCACAAGTAGAAGGTAAGGGTATAGGAAAAGGAGAGCTTGCCCTTATATGCATACTTAAAGACTGTGCAAATATGGGGGGTAAAGTGGGGGAAACTCAAGGAGATATAGTAGTTGGCACAAAACCAATTGAAATAAAGCTAGGAGCAGGACAACTAGTACCTCATCATATATCAGGATATAGCTCTAAACCTGTAAAAGAGTTAAATAATATTTTTGGAGAAGATTTAGATTTTACAGAAAGAAAGCAATGGCCTGGACAAGTACAAGGATATTACAATCAGGATCCAAATAAAGATGAATATATTGGTAAGGTAAATAAAATAATTAAGCAATTTTATTCAAACTACGTACCACCTATTACAAAGCAAGAATTTGAAACAAAAGGACTAGCAAGACATATAGCAGATGAATTAGCTAAGAAGTATATAGGGGAAGGTAAGGATGTCATGCTTATTAACAAAGCTAACTTCAACTACGCATTTGTAGCAAATTCAGCAGATTATGAAGCACTAGCAGATTCTAATGAAATAGTAGTGAACTATCCTGATAAGCTTCCTAGAATAGCGTACGTAGGTTAGGTAACAGAAAAATAAACTATTTATAAACAAAATAAAACAACAATGGCAGATAATTTTAATTTAAGATCATTCTTAACAGAGAATAAACTTACAAAAAATGCAAAACTTCTTAAAGAAGGAATAGATTTCAACGGAAAACAAGTTGACACTAACTCAATAGAGATTGATGGAATAGACATGGATGACTATCCGGACTTCGTAGATGCATATATTGCTTATGCAGAATATGAAGATGGAACTCCATTAACAGATGGTGAACTACAAGATTTTGAAGCTGAGAACTACGGACTAGTAAATGAACTAATTCACGACAGACAATTGTACATAGATGAAGAAGTTGAAGACGACGATGAAAAAGCTAACGATATAGAACAAGCACAACACGATATGGAAAGAAGATTTGAGGAGCAAGTACAAAGAGCTCTGCAAGAAAGTAGATTAACTGCTAAAGAAAGACGTTTAGTAGAAATGGTACAAGATGCTTTAGGATACTCAGATAGTGATGACGACGAGTTCAACCCAGCTGATGCTGAAGATGAAAGAGATTACAAAAGAGATCAATATAGAGGAAACCAAATGGAAGAAGGAGATGAAATGACAGATAAAGAACCACTTCCAAAATACGAAAGCATTGAAAAATTAATGCAAGAGATTGATCACGGAACTAATAAAGCTGGTCATGAATACAAAATGAACAGAATGAAAGAAGTTGCTGAAATGTTAGAAGCTAAAGTAGGATCTTTGGAAGAAGGAGAGCATGCTGAGCATATCGATCAAAAAGCTGTTAAACAAATGCGTAAAGATATTTTAGCATTAAGAAAAGCAGAAGAGAAATTAAGAAAAGAATTTGACAAAAAATTTAACAAAAACAACAAACCAGCTTCAGCTGCAAAAACAGAAAAAGTAGAAGCATTACAAGAAAACAAAAACACTATGAAAAATTTTGATTTAAGAAAGTTCTTAGTAGAAAATAAGTTAACTGCTAGTTCAAGAATATTAAATGAAGGTAATGTAATGGAAAAGGAATTTTGGAAAGACTTAAAAGCTAAATATGACTTAGATGATTCTATGGCAACTATGAGCTTCGGTCCAGACGGAATAACACTAAAACCAAAAGATTATCAAGTTTGGGCGGATAAGTATACTAAAGGGCAAAAACTTAGCGGAAAAGAAAACTTAGTCGATACAAAAGCAAAACAAATGGCTACATATATAAATAAAAGATATGGAGACAACGCTAAAGGTTAATTAACAATAAAACAAAACACACCCACCCCACAAAGGTGGGTTTTTTTATATCCACATATTTATAATATATAAGTATATAATATGTCACAACAAGATATCAAACAAATAGTTGCACAGGAATACGTAAAGTGTGCAAAAGATCCGGCATACTTCATGAAGAAGTATTGCTACATTCAACATCCAACTAGAGGTAGAATTTTATTCAACCTTTATCCATTCCAAGAAGGAGTACTTCATTTATTTAGAGATGAGAAATTTATCATCACTTTAAAATCAAGACAGTTAGGAATCTCAACATTAGCATCAGCATATGCTTTATGGTTAATGATCTTTCATAAAGATAAAAACGTTCTAGCATTAGCAATTACACAAGCAACAGCTAGAAACCTTGTAACCAAAACAATTTTCATGTATGAGAATTTACCAAAATGGTTACAACTTCCATACTTAGAAAAGAATAAGTTATCAATGAGACTTAAAAATGGTTCTAAGATAACAGCAAAATCATCCAATTCGGATGCAGCTCGTTCTGAAGCAGTATCACTTTTACTAATAGATGAGGCAGCTTTCATTGAAAACATTGAGGAAACATTTACAGCAGCACAACAAACACTTGCAACAGGGGGTCAATGTATGGCTCTTTCTACTCCAAATGGTGTAGGAAACTGGTTCCACCAAACTTGGGAAAAAGCTGAAGCAGGTGAAAATGGATTTGTACCTGTTAAGCTAAGATGGGATGTTCACCCAGAAAGACAACAAGACTGGAGAGATGAACAGACAAGGCAACTAGGAGAGAAAATGGCAGCACAGGAATGTGATTGCGATTTCATGTCATCCGGAGATTCAGTAATAGAAGTTGAGAACATGTCCTTCTACGAAGAAACATATGTAAAAGATCCAACAGAGAGAAGAGGTGTAGATGGAAATCTATGGATATGGGAATCACCTGATTACCAGAAATCGTATATGGTTGTTGCCGATGTTGCTCGTGGAGATTCTACCGACTACTCCGCATTCCATGTATTTGATATTGAAAGCTGTACACAAGTTGCAGAATATAAAGGTAAAATATCTCCTAAAGAATATGGAAACGTATTAGTAGGAATAGCTACAGAATATTGTGATGCACTTCTAGTAATAGAAAATGCAAATATAGGATGGTCAACAATCGAGCAAGTACTAGAACGAGAATATAAAAACTTATACTACTCATCGAGATCAGATACTGAAACAGTTGAATCATATATGGCAAAATATGAAAGAGATAAACTAGTACCAGGATTTACAATGTCTCTAAAAACAAGACCTTTAGTAATAGCTAAAATGACTGAGTACGTAAGAGAAAGATCTGTAGTACTACAATCAAAAAGGTTGTTAGGAGAGATGAGGGTATTCATATGGAGAAATGGAAAAGCACAAGCACAGTCAGGATATAATGATGATTTGGTGATGGCTTTTGCGACAGCTTTATATGTAAGAGATACTGCAATTCGTATGAGACAACAAGGAATGGATC